TTGAACATGCCTAATTCTTGAAGCCTCTTATACGCGCCCCAGTCAGGATCGAGATCGAAATCTTCGTATAGACATATCTCATCCTTATGTTTAACGAGCAACGGCAACATCTCATTGATGAGATTGTCATCGAATATTTCTTCTTTATAGATTACCACCACGGACTCGCTGTGCCTTTGTCGGCCTGGGCTGCGGCGGCTTGTACACCTGTTCTTTGTGTTGGCATTGTGCGTCCTGTACCCGGTGTGGCCTGTCTCGGCTGTGGCGTAGTTGCCTCTGGACGCACTGGTGCCTCAAGTGCGCCAAAACGGCCGCCAAGGTATTCTTCAAACCCGACTGTTGGACCCTCGACGAAGGCGGGTATGTCCGTTTCGTATTCATCAACATCTGCGTACTGGACGTCATGGGCAGCTCGTTGTTCTGCTAATTGCTGTCTCTCAGCCCAATCCGACATCAGTGTTCCTGTCGCACCCCCTTCGAGCGCCTGTATATCCGATTCGTATTCACTTTGAATCAAGTCAAGATTGGTCACCCACTGTTCGGAGCCCGCTTGCACACCGCTGGCTGCCATTCTAGCCGTCATGCCCGATACGTTCTGTTCAAGGCTTGTGGCCGCATCAGCACCCCATTGCTGGTATGTTTCCCAGTAACCCTGCATTGTGTCAGCTTCGGCGACATCGGAAGCTGCAGATGCAGCGGCGGCTGCTTCTCTCTGACTACGCTGAATATCTTGGCTGGCCAACATTGATACCACTGTAACAGCTGCTGTAGCACCCATTATAACTTCTCCTGATTAAGCTCACCGCTAACTGCCAATACAATAAGTGGGAAAGGTAAATCCTGTTCAATTGTTATGTCGGTTTCATTCTTCCAGCCTAACAAGCTGACAGATGATTTTCCAGTAGTAAAAGGTTCTACTGTGTCCATCGGAGTGGATGGTGTGCGTGAAGGTGCCCTCTTACCGTTGACAAGAGGGTTGGCCGAATCCAATAAATGGACATCTGCTTTATGAAAGTTCTTGAGAAAGGGTGCTGATGTGCCAATTTTAGAACCCTTCTCAAAAGGTAATAATGTTAATTTGGAATTATATTGCAAACCTACCAAAGTCTTGCTCGCCTCTCGGTCAAGAGTGATCTGGCCAGATACCACCACCTTGTCAGGATGTGTCGCATCGTCAGCCAGTACCTGCACTGTCCGACCTTCAAGATGGTCAAGACCACTCACAACCGTAGTAGGGGTGATGAAAAATTGCTCATTCCATGAATCCATGAAACGCCTTTGATGTACAGCTTGGCTTTCATAATACAACTTGCCATCAGCTCGTTTCACCAACATTCCTAGAATACTGGTACCATGCAATGTTGTGACATTAATATCAATACATTCGTCACCTATGCTGTGGCGTGACCAACCGTATATATTGTTGGATCGGTCGTATGATAAAACAGCAAAAGTTCCATCCTCAAGCAACCCTATAAGTAGGTTTTGAGGATTCTGCAACCATGCAATCCGTTTTATCCCGCCATTTGTTATGTGTTCGGAAAAATAAGTGAGGTCAGTCGAAAGCCAATTGTCTTTTGACCATTCATATTGCATAGCCCGCAACTTCTTACCATCGGCAGATACGTAAAAAATTTGATCACCAACCTGTTCACCCTGCATATCAGCTGATCCATACGCCGATTGTTGAACAACAGCGTGGTCGGAAGGTGTGATAACGCCCCCCTCGGAGGTAATAATATGTTCCCCCGCTTCTGTCCCGACAAGCAAATTCTTAGTCGCCAATAACCATTCAATACCACCGTAACTAGCCAACGCGATAACTATTGCCTCATCATCTAATCCTGTACCCGTGTCAAAGTTTTCTGGATCGCCGGATTTAGAAGACCAGATAGTTTGGCGATGCGCAGGAGTTGCCGCTAACCATAGACGTCCTTGGAAATATGTCCCTGCAGATGGCCAATTTGACCCCGTCCAAGTACCCGGCGGTGCCGTAAATGTCACTGCTGAATATGAAAACGCATCGGTTGTTGTGTTGTATTCCAATTTTTGTGGAGGATGGTTCGGGTGCACGAAGTATGTGGATTCCCCGATGGGCACAGGTATAGCATGAACCTCGTTAATCTCGTCCTCCGACCAAGGTGTTACGAATTCTGGCGATGCTAGGACGGCATCCGTCACTCCAAAATATGTCACTTCAACAGCATCAGTGCCGTCATTGCTATCGTTGAGAATTGTTATCCAGAATGTGGTGCCGGGCACCGTTACGTCCAGAGTCTCACTAGGATTTGCACTTGTTACGTCAAGATAACTTCCATCGCCAGCTGCTGTGCCCACCAATACGTCATAATTAGCGCCACCATGTGTGCCAACAAGTATTTTATATGTTCCAGATGACGGGACCGTTATTTGCTGCGCTATCCGTGCCCATTTATTAGGGTTTGAGGTGACTGTGAGTACCGAGTGATGGTCTGCGAAAGTGACTGTCTGTGACGAATCACTAACAGCCGCCGTCCAATCGGCACCGCCATAATGGAAGTGACTATTGAGTGCGTAATTAGTAGCAGGAATTTGACCGGTAACACTGCCGATCACCATCTTATAATCAAGAAGTAGAATACTATAAAAGAAACTATTGCTAATAGCATGGCCGAATATTCGGCCGTTATTACCGTCGAAGGATTGTATGAAACTGGTCCCATCGCGAGACATAGCGGGTCCGCGTGAATCAGGGATCATATTCTCAAGTTCTTTGCAGCCCTGGGCATAACCCTCAGCACTCAGTCTTCCGTGAGTCAGTGGTGAAATTTCACCAGCTGAGAAAGATTCTTGGATAACCGTCATTTCCACGGAATTAGCCCCCCGGCGTTACTTTGCTCGATGAACCAACTGTTGGGCCTGCGAGCGATGATCCTGAATATCGTGATCCACGTAACCAACTGGAAGTGATCTTCCTGGATTTACCCTGCATGCCGTCGTTGGTGAACGCTTCATTCATTTTATCACTATAAATAGCGTAATATTGTTTTTGCAATTTCATTGAATGGGTAAGGGTTATGGCGAGGTCGGCTGCGAGTCGAGCAGCCAAGGCTTGTACGAACAACGCGGAGAAGCGATTAGGGTCCGTTATACGCACAACTGCCCGAATCTTCGCAGCCGCCTCATTTGTAACAATCGCAGTTCCTTCGATCCGCCAGTCCTCACCGTTGTTAAAATCCATCACCCTTAATACATCGGGCGGCAGAGGGAATGCGTTAACATATCCATTAACAGGTGGGGTGGCCGATTTCGGGAGATCAAATCGACCTATAGCAAATGTCCAGTCATGCGCCTCCAACACAGCGTCACGGATGTCGGCGTAATTAGCCTTGCACACTTTCGCCTCATTGATGTCATCATCAAGTGAGGTTATCAGCGAACCCCCGAGCCATGACAGCGCCTGGTTACAAATGGAGACATCAGAAGCCATAGATTATCCTAGCACATCTTTTATTTTGGCCCCAAATCCTTTCTTTTCAGCAGCTTTCTTTTCATCAGGTTTTTCTTCAGCAGCTTCCTTTTCATCTTCCTTCTGCACACTTTCACCCGTCGATACATCTTTCGGGATGAAACGCACAATTTCATCGGCAGGATAGTCGTTTTTGAAACGCTCAAGGATTTCCTCTTGCGTACAACCATTCGCCACCATCGATTTTATTTTGTAGGTATCGCCGACTCTCATAAGAAGCCCCTATAGTACATGTGTATTTAATGCTCGTTTGATGACACGCTCATTGGCCTTGACCCCATCTGTCGCGCGCCCCATGTGTAACAAGCCGTTTGTTAATTTTGCCGAAATGTTGTCGAAGAATGTGTATTCTGCCGCAACAGCACTACCTACTATCAGATTGATATATGTAGTGGTGGTGGTCGCCACAAAACTAAATCCTTTATCTGCCCCAACAATATGTCGTGCTAATGAATCATCACCCGCACTTGTACCGATTGAGATAGAAGCGTCGCCAGAATTACCAAGATCAACATCACATTGTGCTCGATACGTCTTACCAACCTCAGTCGTTATGACTTGATGTGCGTAGCCTTTCGCTGCACCATCGTTGGTTATTTTTAGTCGAGCAGTGTCGATTGATAATGTTGCACCAACACCCGTCCAACCTGTAGTGGCCGATGGGAAATCACCATTACTGACAAGCTCTGATCCAAAACCTGTGACAGCATTCGATTCCTCTATACCACTACCCTTATCGATACTCTGAATAAGTGTGGTTTTAGGCGTATCCGCAGCTTCGACAGTAATTTTCAAGTCAGTTTTCACGCTAATAATAGCCATGTCAATCTTCCTTTTAGAAATAAAAGAAAGCCCCCGAAGGGGCCAACTAATTAAGCTACAGTATCTGCCGCTTTGAATCGAACAACATGTTCATCTTCAACACGAACAACCGCCATGCTCAACTGCATGTACACTTGCCATGCAAATGACATGTCAGGACGTTCTGCAACACGAGTCGTGATATCGCCAGCAACATGTAAACCAAGACCTTTCTTAGTGAAGGCCAGGCAATCAAGCTGATTAGTCGTTGGGACATTTAAGCGATTGGAAACGATCCAAGTGAATCCCATAAAGTTTGGCAGATAACCTGTCGCCAATGCTTTCTGAGCTTGGAAATCACCAGAAGTAACTTCTAGCAATTGCATCAATTTACGACGCTGTTTCGGACCGATGATGAAGAATTTTTCTTCGTCGGGATCGACATCATTTTCGTAGAACTTTTCGTCTACTTCCAAAATGGTGTCCAGAGTGATTTCACCAGAATAGTCGCCAACAGTTTGACCAGCTGTGAATGCAACTGTGCTGCCAGCGCCGTCAGCTGCTGCTGCGGTTGCTGCTGTGATGATCAGATCATCAACTTGGCGATTCATGTTCATTACCAAGTTTTCAACAGTGGCATTTTTAGGATCAATCAACATCTGTACGATGTCTTCTTGTTCGATCACTTCACCAGTGTCGTAAGTCGCGATAACAGTATTACGGCGTGTCCACGCTAAACCGTCTGTCGCGCCTACTGCACCGGAACCGTTACCGCCTGCAGGCGATACCATACGAGCTGCGGTTTTAGCGCGAGCCGTAGATGAACCTAAGCGATCCCAGTTATGTTTTTCGGATTGATTGTTTACTTCTGAAACGCACATGCGTAAGCGCGAGCGTTTTTGTTGTGCCAGTTGGCGTACAGTCGCTTCGAATGTTTCGATATACGCTGCAGGAATTGTAATAGCCATGATTCTTCCTCATAAAGAATGGTGTATAAAATTTATCTTCTTTTGAGGGAATCCTGTATGGGCCTCTGATACTACAGGTTCGTCGGGCCTAAAAAGGGAATCCGGCTATAACCAATCATAGTCATAACCGGATGTTTGTCAACTTTCTCCGCTTAATAGTTTTGCATATTCCACACGTTTGGTAAGCAAACCCTGGTAAAGCGGGTCGAGAGGGTCCATGTCCAACATCTTTTTGGTCACTTCCGCGATACGCTCTTTCAGCTCCGTGGGCGTGTGTTCACTGACGTTGCTAGGGTCTTTCACGAATGAATTGGACTCGTTGCCGAACTTCTCAGCGATGCTGTCCAACCAACGCAAAGTCCCTGCGTCAACCTTACCGTCGGCCAATGCTGCCTGCAGACCTTCCGGGGCATCCAATTGTTTGGCAATATTGGATGCGCGAGACACTTTCTGATCGTATGCGCGACCCCAATCACCTTTCAGTTGGTCGATCCCCGATTTATGATCGGCATCAAAACCAGACATTCGATCATTGTCAGCCACTGCCATCGAGCCCGCCATTTGCTCAAATTGAGATTTACTCAATCCCGCTTTATGTGCCTCCCCTGCTAGAAAACCAAATCGCTCATCAGTCATGCCTACCCAATGTTCCGGTTTGACATACCCTGCCGCATCATCAGGAAGTCCCATTGCCTTGTGGACTGCCGCCATTGACTCAGCATCTTCCGTATTCGGAACCGCCATCAAGCCGACATTTTTTTCCAATAGACTTTGGCGGAATGCCGCTATGTCTTCCGCAGGTGCATCGGCGCCCGGTACACGGATCGAATTACCGACCATTGATTTTGTATCAAGGAATCGTTTTGCCAATACCTCAACACTTTTAACTTCCTGCAAGGTTGCATTGTTGCGCATGTCTTCTGGAAGACTGTTGCGCCAATCCCCTTCACCGGGGGTTGGTGTTGGCTCCACCGCAGGTGCGGCTGCTGGATCGCCTGTTGGTTCTGCTGCTGGCGCAGCTGCTGGATCACTCATCGGTTGCTTCTCCTAATAAAATAAAATTTCTAGCCATGACGCGCATACCCTCGTTGTACGCGCTGGTATACGGATCCCCAGGTTTATGGCTAGTCTTGTTCGCATAATATTCTAAATCTTTGCGAATAATGTCACCGTTGCTTCCTGATAAGGCGGCACGGTACGCCTTTCTTACTTGGTCCTCTACTTCACGACCTGTTAATTCATCGCTCATTGCGCACCTCCGGTAATTTTCTGAGCTGTTGCACTGGCGACAGACGCCTCGGCACCATCTTTCATAGCGGATGCTAAGTCTCCCGCCTGCTGAGTTTGCGCCATCTTGGCCTGTTGCGCTTGGCGTTGCTCGTCTTCTGCTTTAAGTTTCTCATCAGATTTCAGATACTTGGCTGGCACACCCATTCGCAATGCTATATCTCGCAGTGCATCGTCCCATTCGATGGATTCTATTATTTCTGGTTTAACAGGAGCAAGGCGTTCCATTATCGTCATTAACTGTTGGAACGCATTGACAGCACCCATCTTCTGACTGCGGGCCAGTGGACCTAAATAATCGACTTCAAATTCACCTTCCTTCTCAGTAACAATTGACGGCGGTTTCGGCAACCGACCTTCACGAGAGAGGATGTTGAAACTACGGTGTATGAGTGGGTCAAGGAAATCTGATTGAATACGGAATAATGCGGGACCCAATAGGCGCTGCATTTGCTCGTATCGTACTTGGACCTCGGTTGCTGTCATGCGATCATTCATCGGCAATTCAAGCTGTTCGACATAGAACGCCTGCCGGATAGCCGCGACAAGATCAGCCTTGATCAATTGACTAACATCAAATCGGGCACCCGATTCAAACGGTTTCATGGCGTCCATATCACGCACGACAGTCTCGCCACCTGGGCCAAGATCGACATCTCCAATAATACCCCTCTGCAATGTCAAAATAGATGGGTCAATAACCTTAGCGCCTGCGTCAAGTATCTGACTGACCAATCGGTTGAGGGTGCGGATATCAGGCAACGAATTCAATGCTGGCGAGAATCCGAACTTGGAACCCGTCATTCGTCCCCAACGCAGCACATACGCGGGCATCTCGTAGTATCCAGTTTCCTGCTCTGTGAGATCGACAGAGCCGTTGATTAATATAAATTGTTCTTTGAAAGGTCGTTTATTAGCTGCAAGCAAGGTTGATGTGTCGGCATCTTTGTTATCTTCATTGAGGCGGACAACATGGATGACCGTGTACTTAGTGTTGGCGCTGGATGATGACAGACCTTGGTTGCGAATATTCTTTGGACATTTAGTTGGGAATTCCAACATGAGTTGTTGAGCGGTGTACCGTTTCTCACGGTACACACCGATCAACTTGCCTGCAAAATCTTCTTCAAAATAACTTTCTCTGGGGAACGATGCTCGGAATTGGAAAGACTGATCACGCGGTTCGTACTCGTGGAACATAAGCGTGGTGCCAAAACTCGTGAGATCGAGATAGGTTTCGTTCACTTCCAGATTGAAGTTCGATTCTTGTATGGTATAGAAAATCTTTTCTTGACAAGCCTGCAGCCATGCTGCCGCTGTCGTATCATCGTTCAGTGCAGCCTGTTTGAAGTTGAGTCCGAACCAGTCTGTCGCGGGCGAGGTGAGCCCAGAGTGCAGTGCCGCTGCCAGCGATTGTGCGGCTATGACTGCCGTCGAATCATACTTATCTTCGAAGGTACGCTCGATACTGTTCTCATCGTCGTGCGTTTCATACATTCGACCACGACCCGGCACAACCAGTCTTCCGATTTCTTCCCATTCACTGTTGACATTGCTACGCTCAATCTTCAATGACTCGTGTCGTTTGACTAATTGACCTGGTGTTAGCGCCATGATGCACCTCGTTTGACGTTATGTTTTTTGACATGGCCGCTATTAGCGGATCGGAATGTACTGGCTTCATTATCGGCAGATGCGTAGATCACGCCGTCACCTGAATCGGGTGATCGACCTAATCGTTTTTTCAAATCATCTTTGCTTTCAACTTGGATGATATTACCCTCGTTTACTTTGTATCGCGGGGCGCATAAATCTGCCAATAGCTTGCCGTCAGGTGGTAAGCATACTCGCGAATTGTATTTGGGATCAAGTGATTCTCTGAATTCCCAGTGGAGTTTGGCCCGTTTGTTTTTGAATTTAAATTTACCGGATTGATCTCGCCCAGGACCTTTCTCGTTGCCCGTGATCCCTTCCACCTCGATACCCTGTGACACCAACCAGTCCATTGCAGATGTTCCTACACCAATGGCATCGATGTTAACAGGGGCGAGATTCCTGCGAATCTTTATCACCTCTGTGCCTAATGTGGGACCGTCGGGAACCAAGTGTCCAGGTATCCTTTCGATCTTCCCATAAAATTCAGAGTCGTATAGGGGTGCGATGGTCGAATCATCTTGTCCACCGCGGCTGGCATCAACGCCCACAGCCGTCATTGTCGGTATGTAGCTGCCGGCATAGGGCTCGTTAGTGTATAAAATTTTATTCGCCGGATGGTCAACCCATCGACGTTGTGCAGCGCGCACCCATTCGGACGGGATTACCTGCCACGAATCATCCTCTTGACCTGAGGTGAAGTCACCATACAGCATCTGTGATCTGAGTGGTTCTGGCAATGCCTGCAGGGTGGCCATGTATCCCGTGCCCATGAGGTACGGATTGTCAGTGATGCGCGACGGGATGAACGTGCGGGAGATCGGCGTGATCACCTCATTAAGCGGGTCGTCAATTTCTTCCTGCGTAGCGACCCGAGGTTTACCTTCCTTGAACATCAACTTGGCACCCGATTCGACAGCAATATCCTTGCCGTCAAACGAATAATACCAACGCAACTCGCCTGGTTCAGCGGGATCAGGGTGGTGGGGATCAAGCCATGCGCCCCAGAACTGGCGAACCCAGTCGCCATCGGAGTTAGTTGGTGGGTTTCCGGCGCACATGACGCGACATCGCTGGCCTTGCACCGTGGTTCGCAGCCAACCCATCGTGAATCGGAATTGGAATTCAAAAAAGTTAGATATTTCATCGTAGACAATCAAATCGTGAGGACGACCTTGGTACTTAGTTTCATCGCCAGGGTTGGGCATGGACCCGAATTCCACTTGTCTGTCCGGCAGTCGCCAAATTTTTTCCTGACCATTGAACCCGTTACGCCCGCCAAGCAACTCTGTCATCCGATCAAGGATGCCGGTCAGCTGCGTGGCCTCACGACGGAAGATAATCGACTTGAGGTGCTCGGTGAGCGCCATGCCGACGCATAAATCTGTTTTACCGCCGCCCGCCGAACCCCCGTAAAACACAATATCGGCTTCCGATTCCATTGCTTGGGTTTGTGGTCCGGGTAATGGTGCCCATATCTCTTGGGTTTCAAGTAGGAATGAACTGAGCTTCGCCTTCTCGGCGGAGGGCAGGGTGCGTATGAATTCTTCGCGCCGCTCTTTTGGCAATGCGTTCAGTTGTTCGTGGAATTCATCCATCATTTGAGAAAGTCCAAAGGTTGCTCGTCAACAATCACAGCGTCTTCAATCATCTCTGTTTTCATTGGAATGATCACACCACGCTTGTTCAATGATTCCATGTACACTCGCAAGCGGTTGGCCAGCTCGATGTCTTCGAGAATTTTACCTTCTTTCCCTCCGCCTTCTTCCACCATCTCAATCTGTTTGAGATCGGGCAATACTTTCTTGAGCAACTTATCTGAGACATCGGCGGCGGCTTTCAGCGCGGCAATACGATCTCTGGACAATGGGACAATGCGTTTAATCTGCCGACCGTCTTCGTCAACATCGTTCTCGTCCTGGAACGGGGAAAACTCCACGCCCGAGATCAGGGTGTAGAAAATATCGTGCATACCATTAAGCAGCTTGCGAGATTTTATCTCAAGGCGCAAATGTTCACGTTCCTCGACACGATCCTCAGCCCGCTTGATAGCGCGGTTGCGGATACCTGCAACCTCGTGGGCCGGTATGAATGATTGGTTGTTGCTCATAGATTTATCCTAGTCCGCTATTCATTGGTCGTCAACTGGGCAGTGATCCGCAGTGGTGGCATGATCCAGCAGCGAGCAGGTGCTGCCCCCTTGGCGCGTCGCTTCAATAACGTGCGGGCTTGCCCGGTCAATCGCTGCAAAGGTTCGGTGAGCGGGTTGCGGCCTTTGATATCCACCTTGAATCCACAGTGAGCTGCCACCTCACCAACCGTCATGGGTACAGTGCAGGCCTCTTGCCAGTTGAAGGTGTTGAGTAAAATTTCTTCTTCCATCTTGATTTCACGGAAATCGTCGTTGTGATTCTCAAGGGCTTTGATTTCTTTTTGGTTAAGTAAATACGGATGACCGGCGTCGAGCATGGTCTGC